CATCATCGGTGTGCGCGCATTCATGACATGCGACGTCGGTCTGCGCTATCCCGGCGCGTTCTGCCAGAACGGGGCCACGATCACCTGATCGTCTAGAGCAGTTCCGCTCTCATTTCCATCACCTGATCGAACGCTGCCGGCAGCGCCCGCGGGCTGCCGGCCTCCAATTATTTTGAGGAGATTTTCATGTCGAAGGTCAACATCCGTTGCACGAATGCTTTCTTCGTGCGCGATCGTGGCATCGTCAATGAGCACGAAGTAGTTCAGCTATCGCAGGGCGAGGCCAAGGACGTCGTGGCGGCAAATCGCGGCGTGATCATCACCCAAGCCGACTACGACAGCGCGACGAAGGCTGATTTCAAGCCCAGGGACTGGGACGGCAAGGTCGTCGAGCCGGACAAGAGCACGCGAGCTCAGGTCAAGGCGGCAAACCGAAACCGGGCCTTCCTCGCCGCCAAGCAGCAGGCCGACGATCTCGCGGCCTCCCGCCAGACGCCGCGGCGCAGCGCCGGCGCCGGCCAGCAGCAGCCTGGCGCCTAAGGCGCCACCCACCACGCAACCTTTCCAAGCAGGAGCACACTTCAATGCTTGACGCAGCACAGGGCAGCTCACTGAGCATTGTCTCGTTGATGGATCCGGTAGTCATTGCCAGCGCGACCACCACGGTCTCGGCCAGCGGCTATTGGGTTGATCAGACGCAGTACGAAGGCTACGTCCTCTATCTCGTCTCCCTCGGCACGCTGACGGATACGTCAGTCGCAACACAGCTCGAGTCCTCGGCGAGTTCTACCGGCAGCTCGCCGGCATCTGGCGGTACCGCAGCACTCTTCTCGACCGCTGGGCCGTCCGGTGAGACCGTGACCACGCCGGCGCAGCAGACGCTGCTTCTTCCGGCAACGTTCTTCGCCAATCGATACGTGGGTGCCTCGGTGGTCACGGTAGGGTCCGGAAACTGCCAGATCTCGATCCTGGCGATCGGCGGCAAGCGCTCGCCGTAAGTCGTACGGGTGGCGACCTATCCGTTTGAGGTGCCGGGCACGTTCCTCACCGACTTTGCGGTGGCGGCCGTGTTCGGCGACTCGACGGTACAGGCGATCCTGTCCGAGCCGGGCGAGGATCTGATGGGTGGGAAGATAGCCTCGAATCAATACGAGGCCGAATACCTGACCAGCTCTTTGCCGGCGCTTATCTACGGCAACATGATCACCTTCAGCTCTGGTACCACCGTCACAATTCCCACAGTGGCCCTCAAGGTGCTGACGAGCTACCCAATTGACGACGGCACCTTCAGCCGCGTCAAGCTCGAATCGTGACCGCCTCGGTCGAGGAGCAGATCCTCGAGGCACTGTTTACGAAGTTCAGTGGGCTCTCCGGGTTCACCACGTACAGGTCGCGCAAGGCGGCCGTGATGCTGCAGGAAGGCACGGTACTGATCCTGCAGCCCAAGAACACGCCGGTCACTCGTATGGCCGTGACGGTGACCAAGCGCGATTTCACCATCCAGACGGAAATCCTTGCGCGCGGCGACATTCCTGATCAGGTGGCCGACCCGGTGCGCATCGCCGTGCATGCGGCACTGCTGGCTGACCAAACCGTCGGTGGTCTCGCCCTATCGATCGTGGAGGAGGAGACCGAATGGGAATTCGACGAGGCCGATCTTACAGCGGTCTCGGTGACGGCGCGATACCGAATCATCTTTGCCACGCCGGCGAATTCGCTTACGACGTCTGCGTGAAGGAATAGAGATGCCCCAGACATTACTCGACAACTCAACACGCGGCACCACCACTCTGCTGCAGAGCTGTCAGCCATCCACCATCAGCAGTCAGCTGCTCGATGGGACTACGCCAGGAGATAACACTGGCGATATAGCATTCAATGCTGGCCGCAAGCTGAAGCAATGGGCTGCGGACGTCAATTCTATGTTTGCAACGCTGTTGGGATCTCCAACGGCGTTCTCCGTCAGTGACACGCCCGGCGCCGGACCGATCGACGATTACGCGCCGTCAGGAATCGGTATTCCTGGCACGAAGCGCCTGGTGCTCACTCCAGGCGCCAACTGCACGATCAACGGGATCGCCGGCGGCGTCGATGACTACGAGATATACATTTACAACGCCAGCACGACATATTCGCTGATCTTCCCGCACCTGGCGTCAGGGGAGACGACTGCCGCCAACCAGTTCTCCAATGAGGAGGCCGGGACCCAAACGATCCCGCCGCTGGGTTGCGCGAAGATCAAGTATTTCGGGGGTTCGATCAATAAATGGGTGTTCGCATGAAGTTGCTGAAGAACCTACTGCCGCTGCTGTTGCTGTGCGGGGTAGCACATGCCGCCGGCGTGTTGCTGCAGCCAGCCAACACGGTACTCGGCTGCGGACCAACCCCGTGCTCTCCAGATCAGGGAATACAGGTCAGCGATGCGATGTCGGCGGTCGCCAACAAGCCGTCCGGGTTCCTGGTCTCGACCTCCAATATTTCATCGCTCTCCGGTCTGCCGACGATCGATGGCGTGACCATGTCCCGCGCCGGAGTGGTGCTGCTGACTGAGCAGACGACGCAGTCTCAAAACGGTCCGTGGTGCGTGCCGGCATCCGGCGCCTGGGCGCGCTGCGCGTGGTACGCCTCCGGCAGCAATACGCAGGCGTTTGTCGACGAGACAATGTTCATCCGTGCCGGCGCCTCCTATTCATGGTCGCTCTGGAAGCTCGCTACGCCGACCAGCGGCGTGATAACGATCGACACCACAGCGACGACATGGACGCAGAGCCAGTTGGCGCTGGCGTCTCTTGGCCCGATCGCGAATGGCAGTGTGGTGGGGAACTCGTCCGGCAGCGCGTCGGGCGCTTCGGCGCAGGCTGTCGGCGCCGGGCTCGCGCTGGCGAACGGCGTGCTCGCCACCTCTCAGCTGATCAACGCGCAGACCGGCACGAGTTACACGGTCTGCGCCGTGCCACCGTGCATCAATGCTTCCTATTACGGGACCAACCCGACCGCGACTGATGCCGGAGCGTTGATAACCCTCAGCAATGCGTCTGCTTCCTCCCTGATACTGGGGCACGCGACCACGTCGGGCTTCACCGCTGGATTTTCCTCTTGCGTCCAGAACATAGGTGCCGGCGTCTGGACCATCACGCCGACGGTCAGCACTATCAATGGGGCCGCGTTCCTAGCCGTTCCGCAGAATACCGGGTTGTGCTTCATCAGCGACGGCGCCAACTACCAGGTGGCGGTCAATACAGCGTCGGTGGCGGCCGGAAGCCTGCCGATGAATGTGCAGGCGTTCTCATCTGGCGGAACCTGGACTGCGCCTGCGGCAGTTGCCGGTCATTCGCCGCAGACGACGTGCATTCTCGCTCTCGGCGCCGGCGGCAGTGGAGCTTCTGGTTATGCTCTCAGCACCCTTGGCACGGCCGTTTCAGGTGGCGCCGCTGGTGGAAGTGGTGCGAAACGCTACGAATGCTATCCAACCGCTTCGCTGACTTCGACAGTTACGGTCACTGTCGGCGCAGGCGCTACCGGGGGAGCCTCTAAGGCTGCTAGTGGTGGTGTTGGTAACTCCGGAAATGCCGGTGGCAATACCTCGTTCGGCAGCTACCTCATCGCCTGGGGTGGCGGCGGTGGAAATGCTGGCAATACCGCTACGGCTGTGGGCGGCACAGGCGGCGGTTTCATTGGGGTTTCTACGTTCGCGGGTGGCGGCCAGGGCGGTCAAAATGGTGGCTTGACGGGATTAGTTGGCGCAGCAATGAGCGGTGGCGGCGGTGCCAGTCCGATCACGAGCGCAACCTCGTATGTTGGCGGCAGCGGCTACTGCGGCGGCGGTGGTGGTGGTGGCGGCCTATCGACGACGACCGCTGGTGCTGGTGGTCCTGGCGCCTCAGTTGATACCGCGACCGGTGGCACTGGCGGCGCTGCGACTGGAGCTAATGGGAACAACGGTAGTGCTGGGTCTCTTTCATATGCTGCTGGCAGTGCCGGCGGCGGCGGCGGCGCCAACGCGACGGGCAATGGTGGCACGGGCGGGAACGGAGCACTTTGCGCCGGCGGCGGCGGTGGCGGAGCGTCAGCTACCGGAGCAAGTGGTGCTGGCGGCAATGGCGGGAACGGTTACCTGGTCGTGTTTACATGGTACTGACGCCGCGACGCAAGTTTCTCGGCCTCGGTGCAGCGGCCATGGCTGCCGCCAGCGTGACATCGCAAGGTGGAATTTTACAAAGAGGCGCCACGACAGTCCCAATATTCGTCGGTCCTGGCGTCTATCGTGGCGTCGGGCAGGCGATGCGATCGATCCCGTACTCGCTGGGTATCCCTGTCAGTATCTGGTCGTGCTTGACGCGCATTCGCAGCTATGCCAATTGCCGCTTCCGTCGATTCAAGGTGTGTCTACCGCTGTTCGCCAACGCCGGGGCTAGTTTTGTCGATACCTCATTCGCGACCAATTACAACTTGCAGGTCGGGTTCGAGTACCCATACGTTAGCGCGACCTCTGGCATTCCGGTTCGCATCCCGGTCACCTTCAGCGGCAATTCAACCTACGCCTACAACGCCTCTAGCGGGCCATATGGATGGGCGGTCTCGGACATCATTGATATTGGCGCCATCATTCCGGCCGGCAATTTTTTTGGCGCCTGGTTTCTGATCGAATCCGCCGCGCAGACGACTGCGCCGATCCCGGCCACCAGTCAGATCTCAAATTACACGCAGCGCTACACCGGTTACAGCCAGATCGGGTCATCGCAGCTTGGCAACACCTTCAATTCGTCTGGTATCACGGCATGCAGCGGACTGCAGCAAGGGGTTCAGGGGTATGTCGGGTTCCTCTTAGTCGAGGATCTGGATGGGATCGCTCACGTCATCGGCATCGGCGACTCGACGATGTGGGGTGTTGGCATAGGATACGTGCAGAACACCTCGACAGAGGACTGGTGCGGCGACTCGCTCGCCAACGCTTCCTGGTACGAGCGCTTCGCTTTTGAGAAGCTCGGCATCAATTTCGTAAACTTCGGACGCTCCAGCGACTCATTCAAATTCATGGCGGCGAGCCTCGCCTGCCAGTACCGCATGCAAGGGGTGGGGCTATGCAACCCGACGCATGTCTGGTGTGCGCACGGGATCAACGATCTATTCGACAGCGGTGGCATAAGCGCGACTTTAGGCTATGCGCAAACCGTCTACGGATTGATTCAGGCGCAGACCAGTGCGCCGATCATCGCAGGCACGGTGATCCCGAATTCGTCGTCAACCGATGAGTGGGAGACCATCGCTAATCAGGCCGCGACAACTGCTGTTTCGACGCGCAACTCGTGGAACGACACGTACGTGCGCACCTATCCCTCTGCGCTCGGCAATGCCGGATTCATCGATGCAAACCCGGTGTTCGAGAACGGCTACACGGAAGGCAACCCCTCTAGCGAGAGCTGCCTTTACATCGTCAACGACACTGCCTACTGGCCGTGCGTTGAGGGCGTGCATCCGTCGAGCAACATCGCGCCGCTCGTTGTCTCTGGAGGCGCGAACCCGGTTTATTGCTCTCGCGCTGGCGTCAGCGTAAGTAATCCATTCACGTGATCCAGCGCCACGCTCGATACTGATTTTCAGAAATCTTTCCCGCATCCGCGGGAGCAAGGAAGGCCGCCCATGAGGCGCCCTTTTCTTTACCAGAACTTGTCAACGGAGCGCCGGCGACCGTCGCGCTGAGGGATCGAACCGCTATGTGGACGTTCGACGGAGCGCTGCCGACTTTTGACAGCGGCGATTACACATTTGATGGCGGCGGCGGCGACATCATCTCGATAACTGGAGGAGATTCTATGCAATTCGTCTTTGGTCCGGGCAACATGGTGGCGACGCCGCTGTCCGATGCCTTCGGCAATGTGATAGCCAACCCAACGCCGCGGCAGCTCGGGGCGTTCCAAGAAGCAACCTTCGACACCAGTGCCGAGAACAAGAGTTTGTACGGCCCCAACCAGATGCCTATCGCCGTCGCGCGCGGTAAGGGCAAAGTTGGGCTGAAGGTCAAGGCAGCGCAGGTCAGCGTCGACAAGTGGAATGCGCTCTATATAGGACAGCCCGCCAACCAGTCCAGTGGCGTGCTGGCGGCCTATATCGATGCAGTCGGCACCACTATCCCCGCATCGTCGCCGTATACCCTCACACCGGTCACGGTCTACTCGGCCTATTTGCAGGGCGGTTCCCCTGCCTACGATTACGACCTGGGCGTGCAGGATGGCAACGGCAATTCGTATGATCGCGTCGCCTCCGGACCTACGACCGGGCAATACTCTCTGTCTGGTGGCGTCTATACCTTTGCCGCAGCGGACGAAGGGAAAACGGTCTTCATCTCGTTTGCCTACACAGCCACGAATGCGGCCGGCGCCAAGAATGCCTATGTGAACGTCTCGAATCTGCCGATGGGCGCCGCGCCCACGCTGCAGATCGACCTTTATGCGCAGTATGGCGGCAACGGCCTCTTCGTGACGCTGTTCCAGGCGATCTGCAGCAAGATGTCGTTCGCGACCAAGCTCGACGACTTTGCGATCCCGGATCTGGAGTTCGACGGCTTCGCCAACAGCGCGAATATCTCCTACCGAATCGCTGCGAGCCAGTGAGATGGAAGGCAACGGTCAGGACATCAAACTCACATTCGGTACCGAGCGATTCGGCGGTACCGCGGTCAACGTCGGCGGCAAAACGTATGTGGTTCCTCCTATGTCTCTCGGGGCCCTGAAGCGCCTCCGAGATCCGGTGCGCAAAATCCTCGACGGCAAAGCCACGGAGGAGGAGACGCAGGACACCACTGTGGCGGTGATTTATTCCTCGCTCAAGCGTAATTACCCGGAACTCACGCTCGAATATGTGCAGGACGAGATCGTAGATCTGTCGAACGGCCGGCAGCTGCTCAACATCGCGCTAAATGCCTCCGGTTACGTGAAGAGTGCCTCCTCGGGAAACGCGGAGGCGGGGATCCTACCGAGCTCGACGAGCTAATTTTCTTCGTTCTCTCGTCGACCGGTCGTGGGTTGCGAGAGATCGAGGATGACTGGGATCTCCCGCGCGTCGAAGGCTGGATCAAGTACTGCGAACACCATCCGCCGCTTCAGGCAATGGTCGCGGCCTATCTCAAGCTCGACAAACCCAAACCGATGCGAGTCACAGAGGCGAACTTCACCGAGTTCATTGGGATGTTGAGGATGGATTCGAAGACCGGAGGGAGCGCATAGCATGGCGGGCAGTAAGGATTTCAAACTCGCATTTGGCGTTGACGTCAGCGAGCTCGCCTCCGGTCTTGCGAACGCGCAGGCGCAGGTTGCCGAGGCGGCGGCTGGCATGCGTGAGTCGCTCGCCGGCGTGCAGGAGGCGTTCGGCCTGCTCGGCGAGGCGACAGCGGCGTTCGCGGCTTTGCTGGCCGGCGGCGCTGCGTTCAAGGAGATGGTGGCGTCCACCGTCAAGCTGAATGTCGAGTCTATGGAGCTCGGCCGCCAGTTTGGCATCTCCGCTACGCAGGCATCAGTCCTCAAGGTCGCCCTCGGTGAGACGTTCCTGACGCAGGATCAGCTCGCCTCCGCCGGCTCGCGCATCACGCGCACCCTCAACACCAACGAGGGCGCCTTCAAATCTCTCGGCGTCGCCACGCGCGACCAGAACGGCAATTTTCGGTCGACGCTCGACATCATGACCGATGTCAATGCGAAGCTCCTCACGTTCAAAGAGGGCACCGACCGCAATATCGAAGGCACCAAGATCTACGGCCGCGGGTGGGCCGAGATCTCGCCAATCCTCCGCCTCACAGCCCAATCGATGGCCGAGGCCCAGATCTCCGCCGAAACACTCAACCTCACCGTAAGCAAAGAGAGTGAGGCCTCCACCGCCGCCTACCGCAGTGCCATGGTCGGCGTCAAAGACGTCTTCGAGGGCATCTTCAACACCATCGGCCAGGCGCTCCTGCCGGAGCTCACCGCATTGGGTGAGTGGTTCCGCAGCGAAGGCCCCTCCGCGATCGCCATTACACGCGCCGTTCTGGCGACGCTGGGCAACGTCTTCATCACCCTCTGGGAATACCTCAAGAACTTCGTCGATTACATCGATGCCGGTATGCAGGACGCAGGGATCCAGATCGGGCAATTCGTCGTTGCGGTGCAGAACGGCTTCGGTCTTGTGGCGGATGCCTTCGGCCTGGCGAAGGATGCGATCGGCGGCGCGATCAGCGTATTGATCGACTCTCTGCTGGTGTTCGACCAGGTCGCCAAAAAGGCGCTGATGCTGGACTTCTCCGGCGCCAAAGCGGCCTGGGTAGCCGGCACGAAGGGCATCGTCGATGAGGTCAACACCAACCTCGCCAAGATCAAGATCGACAAAAACACGCTGTCTATGGACTGGTCAGGAATGAAGGCCCAGTGGAAGGAGGGCGATGACGAGATCGCCTCGATCGACGAGCAGTTCAGCAAGACAGTTCTGAAGAATCGCGAGGATGCCGCCAACGCCATCAAGGCGATGGAGGAAAACATCTTCGGGCAGCGCAACGCCACGGCGCAGGGCGCCGGTAGCCAGACGTCGGAAGGCAGCGAGGACAAGGGTCTGTCCCAGAAATGGGAAACGGAGCTCGCCCAGGCGAAGCTCGCCTACGAACAGCAGCAGCTCGCCCAGGGCTCGTTTCAGCAGTTCTCGAAGCAGATGGAGCTCGAGTTCTGGCAGGAGCGCCTGGCCACGCACGAGGCGCGCGGCAACCAGGAGGTGGCGCTCGAGAAAAAGATCGCCGACCTGCAACTCGCTATCAACAAGGAGGCCTTCGAGACGCAGCTCGCGGGCCTGAAGGAGCAGGAGCAGGAGTTCTCGAAGAATGCCGAGGTGCGCGTTGGCCTTGCCAAGCAGGAAGCTGAGGCAATAGGCAAGGCCTACGGCATTATCAGCCCAGAATACGAAGCGGCGTTGAAGCACGTGACCGAGGTTGAGCGCCAGGCACTTGAAGAGCAGCGCCAGGTCGCCGAGATCTACCAGAAGGCCGATCAGGAGCGCCAACTTCAATCGATCCAGGCGGACGAAAAGGCCCTGCAGGAGAAGTTTGCCAATCATCTGGTATCCGCCTCGCAGATGGAGCAGCTCGCTATCCAGCTGGAGAACCGGCGCACCGCGATCGAAAAGGCCGGCGCCGCCGAGCGCCTGGCGGCGATCAAGGACCCGACGACCGATCCGGTCCTGGTCGCTCAGCTCAATGCGCAGATCGAGGCGCTCGACACCCAGCACCAGCAGCGCCTGACGCAGATCGCACAGCAGGCGACCACGCAGCGCGAGGCCTTCGCCAAACAAGAGTTCAACCTGATCGAGACGCAGTTCTCCTCCACCATCGTCGGGATGATGAAGGGACAGGAGACCTTCGGCCAGGGCATGAAGAAGTTGCTGCAGGACATGGTGACCGACATCGTTTCCATGTTGACGAAATGGGCGCTGCAGTGGGCGGCGACGCAAGCATTGAATTTGATCTCTGCCAAAGGCACGAACGTGGACGCGGCGACCTCGCAGGCGGCCGTCGCCGGCGCTGCCGGCGTGGCCTCGTTCGCTGGCGCCCCCTGGCCGCTTGACATCGGGGCGCCGGCCTTTGGAGCTGAAATGTTCGCCACGGCCATGGGCTACGCCGCAGGCGCCTCGGCCGAGGGCGGCTATGACATACCGGCCTTCACGAGCCCGATCACGCAGCTGCATCCGCGAGAGATGGTGCTGCCTGCCGATATAGCCGAAGGCATGCGCACGATGATCGCCACAGGTAGCAATCGCCGCTCGAGCGGCAACTTCCATATCTCCGCCGTCGATGCTCACGGCGTCGCGCGGCTTCTTCGTAACAACCCAACGCAGCTTGCGAAGGCAATGCAGCGACTGCACAGCACAGGTCACAGAGTCAGTTGAGCGCGCCAGAGGCAGAAGTCTCCGCTGCGGTCGCGGCGGGGACTTCGCCTGCGCCTGCATCCGGGCCCGCGCAGTTGCCGGCGATACCAGTTTCGTTTTCCATCGCCCTGGGCGGTGTCACGTACCAGGTGGCGCTGTCGATAGTCATCACAGCGAGCGTCACCAGCGTCTCGCTCACTGCGGACTCGGCGGTTATCCGAGCCGATTCCACCCAACCTGTTTGATGAGGCCAGCATGCTGAAAATGCTTCGGTGGTTGCTTCTCTCCTTGATCGTTCTGCCTGGCGCGGCGTTCGCGCAGAGCTACCAAGTCGACTGCGCGCCGGCGACACCCTGCACCATTTATGGACCGTCTGGTACCGGCACCGGCGATCAAGCGTGGCTGGCCTTCGGCAAGATCAACGCCGACCTGATCGCGATGCAGGCGCAGCTCAATACCGCCATCACCTCGCTAGGCACCGTCACGACCGGCACCTGGCACGCGACGCTCGTCGGCTCGCAGTTCGGCGGATCAGGCGAAGCCGGCACGATTACCGGAGTGCTCTACGGCAACGGCACATCACCCTTCACCGCCGCGACCGCCGCGCAGATCGGCGCGCTGTGGGGATGTTCGAGTGGCGATCCGGTCATGGAGTACAACGGAACGAGTGCGAGCTGCGCGGCCGCTGGCGGCGGCGGCAGCGGGATCACGATTAGCGGGACGACGCCATCAACTGGCCAAGCGATCCTATGGACCGGTCCGTCCTCCGTGGGCGCCTTCACACCGAGCGGCGACTGCACCATCAGCAGTTCCTTTGTCATCATCTGCCAGTACGCGAACGGCGTGGCGGAGAACCTGGGCGGTCCTCTGACGACCGCTGGCGCGGTGACCATCAACCAGGCCTCGAGCTTCACCAGCAACACCGGCAACTTCGCTCCGCGCGAGCTTGATCAGGACGCCTCCAGCGGCAACCACACCTACCTCAATACCGACAACGGCGAGCACGTCTACCACTCTGGTACTTCGGCGGCGTCCTTTACCGGACCGCAGAACTCAGTGGATGCGCTGCCGATGGGCGCCTTCGTCACCACGGTCAACGCCTTCAATGGTGGCGTGATCACGGTCACTCCTGGCGATACCCTCTATATCGCTGGCACGAGCACCTCCGTGTGCCCGAGCGGTTGTACCGCCAGCACCCTGAGCATCGCTGCCAACAGCGTCATGACGATGCTCAAGACCGGCACCACGACGTGGGTCGTGGGCACCTCGGGCGCCGGCGGCAGCGGGGTGAGTGCAGGCGCCGGCACCGTGCTGATGCAGGGCGCAATCCCATTCATCGTTTCCTCCAGCGGCACCGTCGGCAACGACTGCGCCATCAGCGGACTGACGGCGATGCAACAGACCTATACCGGCGGGTATATCTGGATGCAGACCAGTGCAATTCAGACCGGCAGCACTGCTGGCTGGTACTGGTTCATCGCCTCCAGCACCACCGCTGGTACCTGCTACAACAATGTCTATACGTCTGGCCAGCCGCTGCCAGTGGCCTCTCCGACAGCTTTCTCGACCACCGGGCCTGGCGTCTTCACGCAGGCGACCGCCGCCGAGATCGTTGGCCCGACGATCACGGTCCCGGCCAACACCATGGGGATCAATGGCGAGCTCGACTTCGACGGCGCAGTGACGGTACCCAACACCGCCAATGGCAAGCAGGTGCTCTATGAATTCGGCGGCACGCCCGAGGGCATCGCTTACTACGCCACCACGGGCATCACCAACTTCGGCTGGGCGCAGAAGATTAGAAACCGCGGTGTGGCGAACCTGAACTTCAGCAGTGGCTTCAACACCGGCGAGGCCTCGGCGGGTGATGCCGGGCCGAACTACCTGGCGGTGAACACCGCCGTGTCGCAGACCTTCTCCTACAACCTGCAGCTGACGGTGGCGACCGACTACATCGTGCTGGAGAGCTACACCGTCAAGGAATTCTCGCACTAAGGCTTAAGGGAACACGATGAAACGCCTCATGCGTGCCGCGCCGTTTTTCCTGACGCTGCTGTCTCTCGTCACGGCGGCTAATTTCGTCGGCCACACTGCTGTCGCCGGTCCCGGCGGCCTGCTTATCTCCTATAGCGGCGGCACGCTCACCGTGTCTTCGAGCAGCTCCTCGAGCAGCTCGGGCGGCGGCGGGTCCTCCAGCTCATCCTCCAGCAGCTCCGGCGCCAGCTCCTCATCAAGCGGCGGCAGCACGACGCTGCTCTCGTATGTGACGAGCCTTGAAGACACCGGCAAGATGCTCACCGGCTCCTGGGGTGACCACTTCGGTAACCAGCAGGGCGGTACGGTCAGCACGACCTACGGCAAGTACCTCGATCAGATGGGGCCCTCGACCGGGGGCACGCCGGCGAACATCTCGATCGTAGACACCAGCTCGGGCAACACGGGCCTCGCGCCCGCGATGCTGAGCATCCAGCTGCCGACGGAAGGCTACCAGTCGAGCGGCAACCCGTGCTCCGGCAGCGCCGGCGGTAACACCGCCGTGCAGGCGATCAATACCGTCAACGGCTGGCTTGCCGCCGGCGGCATCGTCGCGGTGAACTGGGAATCGGCGAGCCCCACGCAGAGCGGCTGCCAGTACGGCGGCAACGCGACCGAGTTCCTGTCGAGTAATTCGGCGTCGACGCCCGGGTCAGCGGCCAACAACGTCGTGATGTACGGCTATGGTGGGACCTCGTCGAGCCCGACCGCCGGCGTCTGGGGCCTGTCCCAGATGCTCAAGAACATCACCCCAGGCCACAAGGTGTTCCTGCGCATCCTGCACGAGGGCAATCTCGCGCAGGGCAGTGGCTGGTGGGGCACGGACGGCACCGGCGGCGGAGGCACTGGCACGGCGAGCAACGCCGACTATGTGGCCCTATTCCAGCAGATGATCACTTACCTGCGCGCGCAGGGCGTGACCAACATCCTGGTCGAATACAATTTCAACAACTACAGCGGCGCCTATGCGCAGAACGATCCGGGCTCGAGCTACCGCGACGTCATCACCGGCGACATCTACGATCCGACCACGCAGTCAGGGGTCGAGGCCGTGCTATCGAACACGAGCGCCGGCTTCACCTGGGCGCAGAGCCAGAACGTACCGGTGTTCATCGCAGAGAATGGCGTTGAGACTTCCAACAACAGCCAGAGTGGCCTCTTTGGTTGCTGCAACAACGGCATCTGGGACCAGGCGATCCAGGCCGGATCCGGCATCTCGCACCTGGTCGCCACCAACCCGTGGAATCAGAACTGGTGTCTGCAGTGCCAGTCCGGCGCCGACACGTACCTGGTCAACGGCATCACCCGCGGCCAACTGCCGACGCTCGTCAATGCGTTGTGGGTCATCGCGCTGCCATGGAGCCGCCGGCGCCGGCGCACCGCGGCCGCGAATGACGACGACTTCGGACAGAGGCGCCGAGCATGACCGAATGGGTGGTCGACACCGAGGGCGTCACCGCCGATAGCACGATCAATGTCGCCGTCGGCACGCTCGGCAATTCGAGCTACATCTACCCGACGCTGCCAGGCCTGACGCTCGATGTAATGCGGACGCCGGAATACAACACCGCCATCACCCAGGCGCTGTCGGGCAAAGAATCGCGCATTGCCTACCGGCAGTACCCGATCATGCGCTGGGAGCTCTCCTACGACATCCTGCGCGACTACGTCTCCCCGTCCGACCTGAAGGCGCTGGTCGGACTCTTTATGGCCGTCCAGGGGCAATTCAATTCGTTCCTGTACTTAGATCCGCTCTTCAACACGGTGACGCTGCAGCAGTTCGCCGTGGTAGGTGCATCCGATACTGCCGGCGCCGGTGGTACGCGCTACCAGGTGCTGGCCGTCTACCAGAACAGCGGCGGCCCTGGTGGCAACGAGATGATCCAGAACTTTCAGGGCACGCCTTCGATTTATGGGGGTGCCACGCTGATCAACCCGGTCGATTACGTCCTCGACGGAGACGGGGGTGTCACCTTCAATACAGGTGAGCTTCCGGCCGCCGGCACCGTTCTCTACTGGTCAGGCTCCTTCTATTACCGCGCGCGCTTTGATGGCGATGACACGCTCGACTTCACGCAGTTCATGCAAGCGTTCTGGGAGCTGAAAAAGGTCAAGCTGCGCCAGGTGCTGCTGTGAAGATCGCCACCACCGCGACAATGAACAACATCGCCGCCGGCAATTACCTGAAGTACGAGTTCTGGCAGATCACGCTGACCGACGGGTCCACCTACTACTTCACCGCCGGCGACGTGCCACTCCTAGTCGGTACGGCGCAGCAGGCCTCTCCGACAGATCCGGTCACCGTCGGCACGCCGAACTTCTACCAGACGGGCCTGATCTTCCAGCGCGACAAGCTGATCCAGAAGGTCGGTGTGGAGGTGAACTCGACCAACCTCGTCGTGGTGCCAGTGCTTGATGCCTACGGCGGCCCACCACTGTTCGAGGGTGCCGGGTTTCTCTCGCAGTGCCGCGCGGGCCTGTTCGATGGGGCGACGTGGCTGCTGTCCAAGGGCTTTTTTCAGCTGCCTCTGCAGGGCAACCAGGTCGATACCTCCTGCGGCATCGTGAAATGGTGGGCTGGGGTCACCAACAACATCATCGCCGGTCGCTACATGGCGACCGTGGCGATCGACGACTTCACGGCAACGCTCACCAACCTACAGATGCCGCGCAACATGATTCAGGCGGGCTGCGTGCACCAGCTGTTCGACGATGGCTGCACAGTCCCGCGCGCCAACAACACCTACACCGGCAACGTCGCCTCGGTCTCAGCAACACGGCCGAACCAGATCACGACGACCTCCGCAGGTCCTGTCGCGGCCGACACTGCATTTCCCGGCGCTTTCAATCAGGGGATCATCACCTTTAGCTCCGGCGTGCTCTCGGGCGCCAAGTTCGTGGTGACGCTCTCGGCAACGTCCGGCGGAGTGATGACGCTGACCACCGTGCGGCCGTTCCCGCAGGCCCCTTCCGTGGGCGATATGTTCTCCATGACCGTCGGCTGCGATAAGAAGTTCGCGACCTGCAACACGAAATTCAAGGACACCTCCGATGTCGTGGTGTCCTTTGGTCTTCACTACCGCGGCGCCCCGTTCGTGCCGAATCCGGAGACACTCTACGACGGCGGCACGGGGTCGGAGGATCTGCCCACCATCGGCGTCACCAGCGCACCGCGCGCCGGCTCAACGTACTCCGGCAAATGATCGGCGAATCCGAAACATTGCGCTCGCAGGTCGTAGCCGAGGCGCGCTCCTGGGTCGGTACCCCCTATCACCACCAGGGCCACGTCAAGGGACAGGGCGTGGACTGCGGCTGGCTGCCGATCATGTGCTTCAGGCTCATCGGCGCCGTGCCCATGGATTTCGACCCTGGCAACTATTCCTCCGACTGGTACATGCACAAAAGCGAGGAGCGGTACCTGGCGTTCGTCGAGCGCTTTGCGCGCCAGGTTGATGCGGCCGCCGCGCGTCCCGCCGATATCGCGCTGTTCAAGATCGGCAAGTGCCTCTCGCATACCTCCATTTTGATCGGTGGACGTCTGATGGTGCACGCCAATCGTAAGGCGAGCCAGGTGGAGATCGCGCGCGTGGACCAGTGCGAGATTACCCGGCACCTGCACTCCTACTGGTCGGTGTTCAGCTGATGGCGGGCCTGTTCTCAAAGCCTGCGAACGCCACGCAGCCGCAACAGCTGAACTCGATTAACATCGATCGATCACGCTATGGCGATCCGGTGCCGATCGTATTTGGAATGCAGCGCATTCCGATCACGCTGCTCTGGTACGGGGACTTCACCTCCACGGCCGTCAAGTCCGGCAAGGGCGGCAGCGGCGGCAATATCACCGGCTACGCCTACACGGCCAGCGTGGTGATGGGCCTGTGCGAGAGCGACGGCACCGTCCAGATCCGGCAAATCTGGAAAGATAAGGCAATCACCACACTCGAGACCGAGGAGCTGATCTTCTTTCCAGGCGGCACCGCCATCCATTTCACCGCGCCGCTGGCCGAGGGCGCCACCTCCGGTACCGTCTATGGCGAGCTGCCCTTCAGCGAGGCCGGACCGCTCAACTGCGGGATCACCTTTAGCGACGGCGAGTACCGCTACGCGACAATTGATGATGGTGTGGCGAGCTGGGTCGGCGGACTGACCGCCGCCGTCTCGGCCGCGGTGACGCTCGGCGTGCAGGCGCCCTGGTCGTATCTGACGACGAACTTTCCCGGCCAGAACGTTCCCTATGATCATACCGCGTACCTGGCCGAGGCCGGCAAGGGCTTAGGCAACACCGCCGCGCTGCCGAACTACAGCTTTGAGGCGCAGAGCTTTTTAAGCCAGCCGGGCGAGACCATCACCTTCACGACCGGGCTTGCCGCTGGCGCCACCTCGGCCGCGACCAACGGCTCGCCGGTGCCAGACGGGGTCTGGGACATCACCTTCAGCGACGATGAGACCCGCAGCTGCACCTTCGCGACCAGCGGCGGAGTAACACAGATCAACTGGGACACTACCAATGGTCTGCAGGAAGCCTGCACCGACATCGGTATCGTCGGCGGCTATGACGCCGAGCCCTCAGCGATATGGATGCGCTACGCGACCGACATCAATTTCGGCGCCGATTTTCCCTATACCAATCCGAATTGCCAGGGTTCTGGGCCGACCTGGCAGACCTACAATATCGCCAACGGCATCATGATCTCCCCCTGGGAGGACACGCAGCGCCCGGCGAGCGACTTCCTGAAAGATCTCCTGACCATGACCAATTCCAATTGCGTCATGTCGGCCGGCCAGCTTGTGATTTTCCCTTATGGGGATGCACCGATCTCGGCCAACGGTGTCACCTATGAACCGAACCTGACGCCGCTGTTCGCCTTTACTGACCTGGACTATGTGCCGGCGGGCACCAGCACCGACAGCACGGATCCAGTGGTGCTCACGCGAAAGCCGCTGACCGAGACCTTCAACGTGGAGCGGATCCAGTTCAACGACCGATCGAATAACTACAATCCCTCGCTTGGTCAGTGGGAAGATGACCTCGACATTGCAGTCAACGGCATTCGCTGCGACTCGAATAAAACCTTTGCTGCCATCACCGTCGGCTCGGTCGCGGTCCAGGTGGCCACCCTCATCGGCCAGCGCCAGCTCTACATTAGAAACGAGTACGAGTTCGGTGTCCGTGCAGA